TTACCTTATGGTATTGAAATTAATCCAACTGCGACGCGTATAGTCGTCATGAACCGAGGTTCTGGACTTATTGAATATGTTGCGAATTCTTCTCCCACTTATGGAAATTATTATGAAGGGGGTATGAATGGATCAACAGCAGTTGCCGATACGCAATATGGTGATCCCGGTGATGAAGGAGATATTCGTTGGACAGACAGTGGTTCTAGTTTGATTTTGGTAACCAAAGACGGTATTTTGAAACGATTTAAATGCTCTACTGCTTATGATTTAAGTACATACGACTCTGGTGATATTGATAGTTATGATTTAACTACAAATTCAAATGTCACATTTACAAATATTCTTGGACTTGAAGTTAGTCCAGACGGCACTAAGTTTTTCTTTGCGGATAACGATTTGAATAATATTTACGAATTCGCGGCATCTACTGCATATGATATTACATCGTTAGGATCAACACCGACAAATACATTTACACCAACAAGTGGTGATTTGTATGGAATTTCGTTTAACGATGATGGAACAGCATTGTATCAAACTAAGTCTAATGAATATTTAGATACGCACTTTTTGAGTACTGCTTATGATTTGTCATCTCACTCTTCAACAACTACAAATTCATTATCATTTGATGCAATATCTGCAGGTGGAACTCATGATGTTAGTGACTCTTGGCCAAGTTCAATAAGGTGGGCATTAGACGGACAATTAGCAGTTCATACAACTGATGGTGATGACACTGTATATTTCATGTGGATTCCTGATTCCTCTATCACATCAACAAACCCAAATGCAGTGTTTAGTTCAGACATTATAGGTAAAAAACCTGTGGGTCCAAGTAAAAATAACTACATATCATTTACACTAAATGCTTCTGCAATTACAGGCAGTAATAAACTATTCTATAATGGCAGTGCGTCAAGTGCAGAAGCACTTGGACTGTCCTTAATTTACGGAGACTAAAATGGCGGCACCAAATATTATTAATTCGCAATCAATTATCGGCAAAACAGCAGTCCAAGCAGTTGGAACATCAGCAACTGCGATAGTTTCTAATGGTGGCACAAGTGGGCAAGTGTTGAAAATAAATGCACTGTATATATCAAATGTGGATGGAACGAACAATGCAGATATTAATGTCGACATTTATAGGTCTTCCACTGCTTATCACATTGCTAAAACTATATCAGTTCCTGCTGATGCGACAGTAGATATAATCAGTAAGTCCATTTACCTTGAAGAAGGTGACTCTTTAAGGTTAACTGCAAGTGCCACATCTGATTTAGAAGCAGTTTGCTCTTATGAGGAAATTTCTTAATGGCAGGTCCAAATGGTGGTGTATTAGGCATTGGGAATGATCCAAGTTCCTCAAATAATGTTGCAAGTGGAGTATGGTCTTTAAAAGAAATCGCGATTGCGGTTGCTAAAGGTATTTTCCCTATTGGAAATCCTGCTGTTGCTGATATATTACTCATCGGAGGTGGTGGTTGCGGAGGCCACGGTGTAGCTGGTTATGTCGGCGGTGGTGGAGGTGGTGGAGGTTATCTTTACCTAACCAACCAAGTCATGCCCGGTTCGGCATTAACTGTAACTGTCGGTGCAGGGGGTGTAAAAGGAACCACCTATCAACCGGGCGGAAATGGTGATGCGTCTTCTGTATCAGGAGTAACTGGTGCATCAGTAAATGGTGGTGGTGGTGGAGGCAGTATCAACGCCGGAAAAGATGCCGCTGACGGAGCATCTGGTGGAGGTGGTGGTACTGAAAATGCGAACGGAACTTCCGCGGGTGGTACCGGAGAAGGTGGCACTATTGGTAATGATGGTGGTGACGGTTATCTAAGAAACGGAGTTTCTGGATATATCCATGCAGGTGGTGGGGGTGGTGCAGGTGCCGTTGGTGGTGATGGTTCTTCTACTGCATCTGGAAACGGTGGAGACGGCACTCAAAACAGTATTACTGGCACTGCAACTTATTACGCAGGTGGTGGTGGAGGTGGCGCATTTAATAGTAATCCGGGCAGCGGTGGTCTAGGTGGTGGTGCAGATGCCCAAACATACAACAATGATGGTAACGCAGGTACAGTCAATACAGGTGGTGGTGGAGCAGGTTCAGGCAAAACAACCGGAACGGAAACTGGTGGTTCTGGTGTCGTAATTTTTAGAACATTGGCAACAGCATCAGCAACCACAGGATCTCCAACATTAACCACTGATGGATCTTACAACATTTATAAATTTACTGGATCAGGGAGCATTACATTCTAATGGCACACTTTGCAGAACTTGGATTAAATAATACTGTAGTTAGAGTAGTCGTTATAAATAATGATGTATTATTAGACGAATCAAATAATGAAGTAGAGCAATTGGGAATTGACTTCTGTAGAGATTTATTTGGTGGAACTTGGATTCAAACAAGTTACAACAAAACCTTTAGAAAGAATTTTGCGGGAAAAGGGTTTACATATGATTCTACAAGAGATGCATTTATTCCGCCACATACATGGTCATCTTGGTTATTAAATGAAGAAACTTGTCAATGGGAACCCCCAATTGCATATCCAGATGATGGGCAATTATACCAATGGGATGAAGAAAATACTCAATGGACTTTAATAGAATAGAGGCAAAAAAATGGCAACAACTTTAAATTCTTCAGGTGTCCTGTTTTCGGAAGGAGGGACTCTTAATGGCTCGTCCGATGTCAACTCTCAAAATTATTTAACATGGAACGGACTATTTAGAGCACAAGTAGGATTCGGTCAGCTCACCGGGGGATCTGCCTCCTCTAGTTATACTCCTAGATTTGATCTATACCAAAATTTTACTATTACTCTCACTGGCAACATAACACTAAACAATCCATCGCAAACCAGTTATCGGCCGCAATTGGGACAAAGTGGTATCTTTGTTTTCGTACACACTGGAAGAACATTGTCATTGGGAACTGATTATGAAACTCCCGGTGGTAATGGAATTACGTTGTCTGGTGGAACAACACAGACAGTAGATTTGGTTCCTTACTATGCAAGGGGCACTCAGGCAATAATGTTAGGCACACCCTTACTTAACTATTCATGATAATCAATAGGAAACATTTATAATGGCATTTGGTTCTCCGCAATTCTTATACAGCAGTGGTGATGCGAACATTTATCCATCCAATGCAGTATCAGGACAATCATTAGAATTCAATTCGTACGCTTTCGATAGTCCTACGAGTAGAACCGGAGCAACTAATAGTTATGGTAGTGTAAACTACAGCTCATTCCTATCAAAACAATTTACTGTGACGACATCATCAAATTCTAATGATGCGTGTACTTATAGTTTTTGGATAAAGAAAAATCAAGATACCTTTAACAAAACTGAAACTAATCTTCATCAATGTGTTGTAACATCTGCACGAGAAACCAGTTGGGATACAACAACCAATTTCGATGTCACTGATAATTATTTAACTATTCTTTTTGATGATAAACAAAGACTTGTAGTTCGGCAGTCAAAGATTAACGGTGCAAAGACAACTATAAGCAAATATGCAAGTGAAATGGTATTCAGAGATTATTCTGCATGGTATCATATTGTAGTGTCAATTGATTGTGATGCTAGTTCTAGTTCGGACAGATTAAAAGTTTATGTTAATGGTTATCAAATTTCAATGGAGTTAGCTCCTTCAAGTTCTTCTTCAACCTTGGTTTTTGAGGGATTTGGTGAGTCAAGTGATTCTAGTGAATTACAACGAAAAGTGTTCAGCACCTCCTCTAGCTCTTTGCGAAAATTTCAAGAATTAATTGGTTTAAATCCTTTTACTAGTACTGTTGAGAATTCGTCCGGTTCAAAAGGTTCTCATGATCCGCAGAATGCCGCATTTTTAATGGCCAACTTAGCAGAATTTCACTGTATTGATGGACAAGCACTTGATGCAAGTGACTTTGGAAAGTTTGTACGAAATGTGTGGGTTCCAATAGAATATACTGGAAGTTATGGAAATACTGGGTATCAATTTAAATTTGATGATAATTCTAATGACACCTCTGGCAACAGCAATCACTTTACCTCATATAATGTTTATGCAAGAGACTACAGTCCTTCTAATCCAACAAATACTTTTTGTACTATAAATACAAACGATGTCAGACACACTGGTGGTAGTAGATTTCTTAGAAATGATAATACATATTTAAGAACCAAGATTGGTCGTAGTAGTAATATCGCTGGATTCGGAGCCTTTGGCACTATGGGTGCCTCAAGTGGCAAATGGTATTGGGAAATATCATCAGATTATTCAATTGCCGATGGTAGATCTGCTAGTTATGGTATTTCTGCAAGCGGTCAAGTTAATTTTATAAGACCTTGGCAGTCTGGGGTGACTTTTGCACAAGTGCCAGCGGAACAGCAAAAATATCTTATGGCCGATGGATGGGGGTATATGACTTACCCTAGAGGAGACGACAACGGACGATACAGAGATAGGGCTTTGCCATACGCGGAGGGTAATGCATCAGTCGAGGGCACTATTTTTATGATTGCTCTGGATTTAGATGAAGGTCTAATTCATTTTGGGAAAAATGGTGCATGGTATACTCCTGCAAAAATTGATACTGATCCTACTTTTAATAGTTCTGCTACGCAAGCGGTAATTCATTCATACTCGGCTTCCACTCCCACACTTAATAGTTCTACTGCATCTTTTATATTGCCTGAAGGATACGAAAAAATTCTTTGGCAACCATATGTAAATCATTATAGTGCATACAGCGTTTATGTTGAAACTAACTTAAATTTTGGTCAAAATCCTACTTTCGGTGGGAATCAATCTCCCGGCACAACTTATGCAGATGACAATGGTTATGGAGAGTTTTATTATAAAGTTCCTGAAGGATTCAAAGCATGGTGTACTCAAAATCTTCCGATCGGTGAAGGAGTTGATATTGCAAAAAATAACTCTCCAATAGATTATTTTGATGCAAAAATTTATAATGATAGCAATGAATATGTAAACGGCAACTTCAATGAAATATCAGTTCCTATAGGGGTTAAAATTGGAACTGGGACATCTCCATATTTCTTAACTAAATCGTTGACACTTTCCATTCCTTGGGTGGGATTTGGTGATGCGATTGGGAAATCTGCTGTTTCTTCCGAGGATTCTTTCTACGACGAATATTATCATCCAAACCGAAGAGACAATGAAACTCCGGATGGAGAAAATCGCGATTTTAGTGTTAGCAGTATCCAAACACACTTTGCAACGTTAGATCTCAGTCAAAATGCAGTTGAACTCAGAGATATAATTGGATCACCAGTTTATCCGCAAAGTAGTCTTGATAATCACGTAATGTATCAGTGGAGTCTGTCCCCGACAGGTAGTCCTGTAGTTCCGCAGAGGGCATTAACTTATACAGGAAACGGTTCTGCTACCAGACTTTTAACACATGGACTTGGTGTCGAACCAGACTTTATACTATTTCATAATAAAGATCACGGAGCTGCTTCAATAACTTACAATAGGTATACTGGATTTGCAGTATGGTATAATAATTCTTTCCCTCCAACCACATCTGATGATTTAATAGATGCACTGAATGTTTCTGAAGAATACCTCGTATCACTCAGAGGGTTTAGAACTGAAAGTGGGTATGATAATGGTGGAGTTTTAGATTATCAAAACACAGATTTTTTAAGTGGCATTACAGAAAACAGATTTACACTTTCTCACGGTGCGACTACTGGTGGTGTTAATGGATTTAATGGTACAGGAGGTCGTATAGGATCTGGTGCTCTTGAATCCTTTAATGTAAACGGTCATGAATATTTTGTGCAATTGTTTGCTAACTATGACGGTTATTTTAGAGCCGGATATTATGAATCAAATGGCAGTGAATATGGAGTATTTGTCTATACTGGATTTAGACCTGCTTGGATACTAATTAAAGCACCCCACACTTCTTACAATAGTTTTTTTCATATTGTTGACCAAAAGATCGCAGATTCTCCAGATCACAACTTTAATCATTATGCAACTGCATCTTTTGGTTGGACTAATTCATTAACTGGACGGCCTAGTGTTGGTAATCCAACAAGTACCTTTGGTGAACACGATGATTTAATATTTAAAGATAGCTCTGAAGTGTTAGGTGCTCAAGTCTTGATTATGTCTAATGGGTTTATGGTTATGAATAAACGAAATTCTATGAATGAGACTACCCAACTAAATAATTACTCTTATGTCCATACATATGCAGCGTTTGCAGATCAACCATATAAATATGCTAATGCATTCTAGAATTTTTAGGAGAAAAAATCAATGCCGTGGAAATATGCTAATACTGTAATAAAACCATATCAGTCTTGGGAACAAACATGTGCGAATAATGATGTCGTATTGCATTCTGGTGATTGGTATCGTTGGTCTGATGAAGAAAAAATTGCCGCGGGATTAGTTTTTGAGGAACCACAACCTAGGCAAGCATCTTTAGATAAAACCATATATAGTGGATATGATGAAGATAACAATCCTGTAGTGAGAGAAGATCTACTGACAGATATAAGAGATTCTATAGTAAAAGGTCTTAAAGAAACAGTCGGTAATTTGCTTCAACCAACTGATTGGTACTATACAAGAAAAATAGAAACTGGACAAGATGTTCCTGAAAATGTGGTTAATTACAGAACTGCGGTAAGAAATCATCTAATTAGTTTAGAGGCATCTTGGGACGCAGTGACTGATGATGAATCTTTTAAATCTTTATACTATGCTGAAGATGATTATCCTAACCCAGAAGACTACAATCTATAGTCATTATAAATAGTCTTATAGATAAACTCTTAGGACTATTTTTATGGCAAATCCTACCACACGAGAAGAATTAAAAAAATACTGCATGAGGAGATTAGGGCATCCGGTCATCGAAATTAATGTCGATGAAGACCAGATGCAAGATCGAATCGATGACGCACTAGAGTATTATCGTGATTATCATTTTGATGGTTCGGAAAGGACATTCCTTAAACATCAAGTTACTGCTGATGATATTACCAATGAATATGTCACGGTGCCAAGCACAATCAATGGCATTATTAATGTCTTCCCAGTAGGCACTGGACTCAACGCAAACAACCTATTCAATCTCAGGTATCAAGTAACACTGAATGAGATTTATGATTGGTCTCATTCTCAGTTTCAGAACTATTTCAGTTCTATGGAACGTATCGCATTAATGGAAGAAATTTTTGTCGGAAAACAACCTCTAAGATTCAGTCGGCATACTGATCGACTGTATCTAGATATGGATTGGTCTGCGAGAGTAACCGTCGGAGAATATTTGATCATAGAATGTTATCGTATTCTTGATCCAGATACTTACACCTCTGTATGGGGGGATCGTTGGTTGCGTCAATATTGCACACAATTGTTCAAACGACAATGGGGAGAGAACCTTAAAAAGTTTGAAGGAATGCAATTGCCGGGTGGACTGCAATTTAACGGTCAAACAATCTGGTCAGAAGCGGATGAAGAAATTAAACGGTTGGAAGAAGAGGTAGTAAATTCTTACTCACTTCCTGCAATGGACATGATTGGGTAATTAAATGCCTACTACAAATCTATACTTTAACAATTTTGCTTTTACACAAGAGCAAAACCTTATAGAAAATTTGATCATTGAATCGATCAAAATTTATGGTATAGATGTGATGTATATGCCTAGAAAAATGGTGAAGGAAGACACTCTGTTTGGTGAAGATATTCTTTCCAAATTCGAAACGGCATATCAAATTGAAATGTACATTAAGTCTGTCGATGGGTTTCAAGGTGAAGGAGATTTTCTCTCCAAATTTGGTCTTGAAATCCAAGATGAACTTGTCCTTACAGTTTCTCAAAGACGATTTGGTGAGGAAATCAATAAACTTGATACGACTCCTACAAATGAATTAGAAGGTATCGGCCGTCCATCTGAGGGAGATCTAATATATTTCCCACTCAATGGCAAAATATTTGAAGTCAAGTTTGTTGAACACGAATCTATTTTTTACCAGATGGGATCATTACAAACCTATGATCTGAGTCTAGCATTGTTTACTTACAATAATGAAATACTTGACACTGGACTTTCTGTTGTTGATAACATCGAAGAGAAGTTCTCTACTGATCGAGGAATCTACGAGTTGCTTACTGAGGCAGGAGAAGTTCTTGTCTTTGAAGATGGTACGTCAATTGTTCGTGAAGATTACGACATTAGTCAAATTGATTCTCAGGCAAACAATGAGTACTTTACGACATCAAGTATTGATTTCTTGGACTTCTCTGAGTCCAATCCATTTTCTGAAGAGGGTAGTTGGTAATGTTTGGTAATCCACAATACTATCACGGTGCCATACGAAAGTATGTCATTATGTTCGGCAATATGTTTAACGAAATTGAAATTGTTAGATATAATGCAAGCAATCAACCCACTCAACAGTTTCGATTGCCAATTGCATATGGACCACGAGAAAAATTTCTTTCTCGTCTG